CCAATATATTTATTCGGTATTTTTAAAGTTTTTGATAGTGAATTACGACATTCTATCTCATTAATACTTTTAAAAACTTTGATAAACTTTTGTAAATGTTTTTCACCAGTTTTTAAATCTCTGATCTTTTTTTTGTAACACACTAAAAACCTTTGTTTAGCTGAAGATTCTTGCATCTCTTAATTCTGTTTGAATTACATAATTAAGATCCCTTAAATTATATGTTTTAGCAAAATCACTTGGATCTTTTTCTTTACAACGATCTGGTAATGCTATGTAAGGGATCTTATATTGATTTGAATATCTTTTTGCATATATTATTCCATAGTTTTCTTTTTTATTAAAATCATTGTTATAAAATAATACAATTTTATTAAATCTTTTTATAAGATTTTGATAAAAAATGTTTTCATTTATAAAAGAACCTTCACTTGAAGGAGCTATAGCATAAAACCCTATAAGTCTTAATATTATAGCATCCTTCAATGAAGATGTAATAAATAAAAAATCACCATTTTTTGGAAGCTGGTTAAATCCTTGTATAACATCTCTTGTAGCATTACCTATAAATCTACTTGAATTTTTAATAGTTGGTTTATATATCTTTCTCATAAAAATATTATTAAACCATCCAAAATCATAAGTAAACGTTATGGTATTGCTTACAAATTGCTTATCTTTTATATTATTATTAGTTAACCAAAATCTACTTATGGGATAAACATCAAAAAAACTAAGATAATCTATAATATCATCTTTAGGAATTTTATAATCCATCCAATATTTAAGGTGATTTTTCGAAAAATTTGTTTTTTTAACTTTAATTATAGTTCTATTATTATCCTTATTTACATTTTTAGATGGACTATATTTAACTTTACTCACTTGTACCTTTTCTTGAGAAAATGCTAAACCTAACTTGAAATCATTATTGATTTTCTTTAATGTGTCAAAAAAAGATATATTATACTTCCTCATAATAAAATTATATATATTATAAGACTTTAATTGATTTGGATCTCCATAATCTTTATAAAAAAGTCTTTGTGTATAAGATCTTATTATAGCAGAAGGATTATTATCTTTTCTAAATTCTGCATTAAATTTTTTATTAATTTTTTCAAAATTAGAGCAATAGTGTTTAAATAGAACATAATCATCTAATCTTTTCTCTATTTCGTGAGTAGTTAAATCTGGTCGTACTAAAAACATATATTGTATATTTATTTTTTAAAAATCTGCTTGAATTTCAGGCCCATCTTCTTTTGTGTCATCAGAAGGTTCTTCCGGTACATATTCTTGAAGTTTAAAAGAATAACTATCTTTTAAAGGATACCCGTCTTTTTCTTTTTTAGAAATATGATTATTCCAGTTATATAATGTATCAATATTTCCTCTTTCAAAGAATCCTGTATATACAGATTGAAAATCTTTGCCATTTTCAGCATGTCTAACTGTTAACATTACACCAACTTCATTATTAGCAAAATCTTTTACTAAATTCTTTAATTGAGTAAAATCACCTTCGAAAAATTTCTTAGGATTATCTAATCTTGCTAAATCACCTGGTTTAATATTTAACCATTTAATAAGAAAATCATTTAGATATTCTTCTCCATCTAAAGCTGGTCTTCCTGTACTTGGGTCAAACCATTTTAGTTCACTTCCATCACCGGCAGTCCAAGCTTTATTACCAGCAGCATCTAACAATAACTTCTTACTTCCATCTTTTGTAAATCTTTCAGTATCATGTAATAAAAAGCTAAATCTAAATAATTTATCCAAATCTTCTGAATATCCCACAATTTCAATTCTGGCTCTTTTACCTTTATCTGAATCTGAAAGATAGTTAACATCTTTTTCAATATTATATCCTAATTTTTCTAGTTCTTCTTTAGTCGGACATATTGCTTTAACTTTTAATTTGGTAATTCCTGTATATAATTTAAATGTTTCAACAACTTGTTCGTTTGAATTATTTCCTTTAAATCCCATAAATTTAATTTTTTTAAATTTTAATAATAATTAATTCTTTTTTTATATAATTATTATTATAGTTAGAGTTAAGTAGAATATCACTATAATTCCTCTAATACTTCAAAGTTTTCCGGATTATCTATATCATTCATTTCATTTATAGTATCTTTTATACTATTTTCATTTACAGTATTTTCTTCCTGTTTTAAAAGATTTAGTTTTGCAATTTTAATATCTTCTACTCCTTCTTCTATTTCTAATTCAAAAACATTTTCAACACCATCATTTATATCTAAAAAAGTTTTAATATATCTATGAGCTATACTGTTTGAGAATATCCCTATCATACTAACATTATACTTGTATTGTTCTTCTACATCTAGATTTGTGGTATTTCCTATATAAATTGAATTGCTTTCATCAATAAAAGAAAAAGATACCTTTTTAATATCGTTAGCATCATCTCTCTTTAAATTTAACAAATCTAAAGCATCTTCATTCAACTCAAATTTGTAAGTTTCTCCTTTATTTTCAGGAGCTGGTTTCATTTTAAGAACAGGAGTACCTTCATAAGGATCTTGTTCTTTTTCTTTTCTTTTTTTTGGAATTCCAAAATTTAACTGATCTCTTCCTTCTAACATTTTTTAATAATTTTTAATAATTAAACATAATTTATTATATTCCATAATAATTCCTAATTGTATCATCTACAAGTTTTAAAGAATTAGGTATTGTAAAGTCTTTAAACATATGTATAGGACTTTTCCCGGAACTTCTATTTTTTTGAGTTTCAAATTTATAAGTGTTAGCTCCTTCTTGACCTAATTCTACTTCAGTATGTAATACGATTGGAATTTTACTCTCTAAATGAATTTTCTCTAATTTTTTACCGTTAGTAACAAGATGTCTCATTTCAGTACCATCTTGCTGTGTTGTTAATACTGTATGACCAAAGAAATAAATAACTAAATCTGATTTCATTGAATTTGCTTTAACAGCTAATCTATAATAATCTTTAGCTAAATCAGCCCATTTATCAAAAGTCATTTTAGCTGTTTCTAACATTTCTTTATCATTCATTGAACCATTAACAGTATCAATAACAACTCTTTTTATTTTATTACCTTGATCAATTTTTTCAAGATATTGCTCAATAAGATCAGCTGTTAAAGGTTTTTTAAATCTTGAAGTAAATAAATTTACTCCCTCTTTCCATCCCAATTTTTCATATGGAAAAGGTAAATCTTTACCATCAGCGTTAAATATAACAGTTGTTTCTGGATCTAAACCTTGATAATTATCAAAGTCTATTATTCCATCTGGATTAACGACAATAGCAGAAGATTTACCATCTCCTGATGGTCCTAATACCATACAAGTTTTTGCCATAAAATTCTCCTTTTTTTAAAATTTATAATTTGCAAATTCTTTCAAATAATCTGTAATCTTTGTTCCATTTCCATCTGCGAAATCCTCATCACCATTAGATTCAAGAAATTTCATAACATTACCAGCACCACCTAAATGAGCTGCTGCTAATAAACCACTCTTTGTAATATGTATATCATTAATATAACAACCTACATATTTCCAATGTGATTTTAATATTTCCTGGTTTCTTTTTAATAATTTTTTAACAACTCTGGTTTGTAAATCTTTTGGAAATATATTTGGATTAGCTTTAAATTTATTTGGAGTTATATGATAAAACCCTAAATCATTTAAAGCGGCTTTTCCCATTTGAAATAACCCCATATATCCATATTTATTTACAACTTTCCAATCATGACTTGATTCTCTTAAACTTAATTGAAATAGAAAATTTTCAAGTTCTTTTTGTTTTTTTAATTCTTGTTGTTCCAGCCAATAATAATGAGATTGTAAATCCTTATTATAATCTGTAATAGGTGGAGCTTTACATAAAACTGTTGACATGACTAATAGAACAAAAATTGCAATTTTTTTCATAATTTCTTAATTAGTTAATACTCAATTTAATTAAGGGTTATAGTTAATATATGACATATCATATACACTTTTATAAATAGTTTCATTCATATTATCTGGTTTTGGTAATTCTTTAAAATAATTACTTGCACCATTAAAA